CTACACCTGCAATTGTGAAAGAATTAGAACTTGCATAAGTTGCAGTATAAGCACCAGAGCCATCACCATATTCTACCCATTGAGAATCATTAAACCATTCTCTAGTATTTTTCATTAATGCTCTAATTGCATTATTTAAGTTGGAAGGTAACATCCCTTCTGCAACTGATATACCATTTAAGTCTGTGTTGTTTGCTTGAGTTGTTGAATAATCTTTTATACCTGCCACTTTAATCTCCTATGAACCAAGCATATGCTTTATTGTTTTCTTGATTCTTTTCATTTACCAATGTGTTTATAACTTCTTCAATTTGTCTTTGGAAAAACTCTTGAGTTTCCATTGAATATCTAACATTATCTATATCAGTTTTATCTGTCATCGCAACCCTGCTCTTGATGCTTTTAGGTCAATTCCTTGAGCATCTTTCCAAACACCACCACTAGGTATTTTAACATTAATTTTAACATATCGACCAGATTGTCTTACTGGATTTAGTCCTGTAGAGTTCATGCTAACTGAACTAGACTCAGTAGCAGTATCTGCTAATCTATCTCTAGTTTTAATAGTAACAGAAGCTGTAGCATCTACAATAGGTCTAATACCTATTATATTCGATCTTAGTCCTGGAAACAACTCTATTTCTGAAGTTTCTATTTCACCTTCATTTGCAGTACCTGAAAAAATAGCAGCTTTATAGTCGCTATCTATAGCACCTAATAGTAACTGACCTCCATTCCAAAAGTCAGTATCTAAAGCAATATTAATATTATCTAAGTTTTGAGAAATAATATCCATTAATTCTACTGTGTATGCACCAACGAATTGTGAGAATATTGTGCTAGCATTAGCATCTGCAGTTGACCATTTTTGAGTAGCATAATTGTAAATTAAAACTTTATCACAAATACCAGTTGTATTCGCAGTATTAGAGGCTGAAGGATATAACCATAAAGCTAACTGATTAAATGGATCGACAGCAGCACAAATTCTATCACTAAATGCTTTGTTTAAATCTGTGTCGAAAAATCTATTTACTTTTTCTGCACCAATTGAAACAACTTGATCGCCATTGATTTCAAAAAATCCATCGTCTGCATAGAAAAATACTCTACGATTATCTTGGCAAACTGTTCTTCCATATACAGCTCCTCTATTAGGTGAGATAACTGAAAGTCTAAATACTGTTGCACCACCGACATAGTCCATACGAACTATTTGGTTTTGTCTAAAAATATAAGAAATCTCTCCAGAGGTAATATGAGTTATTTGTCCACCTGAACCTGGTAAGTCTTGACTATCAGATTGTTTAGTTCCTGCTGCCCAAGTTGTAATATCATTGATACCAGACCATTGTATTCTATTTGAATTATTAGTATGATTTCCAGTTATTAAAAAATCTCTAATTACACCTGAAACTTTAAATGTTGGTACAGTACCACTTGTTGCAATAGTAGATAAATCTGCAAAGTTAGTTGATGTACCCATTAAATAATATTGAGGTGCATCTACTCCATTACTTGCAATTACATAATTACCAAATTGTGTGAATGTCCAAAAATCTGTATTCGTTCCTGTTAAACTTCCTTTTCTTGATGTAAATGTCCCACCATCTAATTGATATAAGTCTGTATTCGTTGCAACAAAATTAAATACAGTATTTTCATTATCTCTAAATGAACCTGCACCTCTACTATCTGTAGAAATATTGTTTGTTGAATAATTAACTAATGAAGGAAATCGTTTATAAGATTGTCTTGCAAAATACACATTGTTAGCAACATTCGCACCTGGATTTAGATGCTCAGGTTGATCTGGTAGCCATTCTCCAAAAGGTATTTGCATTTAATATCCTAATTGTTGTTAAAAGAAACTCTAGTTACATCATTGAATGATGACGCAACTGTTACATCAGATCGTTGTTGTAAAGGTGCATTACCATATTGATCTTCTCTATCGTTTCTCTCTAATCTCTCTAGTGCAGTTTGATACATCTTTTCCCATTGAGCTGCTTGGTTAGGTTCAATACCACCTAAAAAATTAGCAGCATGATATAATGCACCATATAAATATATAGCTGGGTGATTTGCTAAAATATAATTTGATGTATTAGAATCTGATAAAGGATCAAACTCTTTATAATAATTTATAACACCGGTATATGAACTAGCAGGTGCAGGTGCAAATCTAAAGTTATCTCCTAAGATTGTATATGTACCTGGTTGACCACTCATAGAACCACCTTTAATTTGATCCATTTGAGCTGGAGTAATATATTTTAAAGCATACTTAGTTCCACCATTTAAAATATAAAAATCTCTAACTTGTAAAAATCCTGTAGGTAAAGCAACTGTTTCTGAATCGATAGTAAAAGAACTATCAGTTGTAATCATTTTTCTAATTCTTAATTTAGAATTAAAATCTTTTTCTGCAAGAACAATAAAATCACCAGATATTTCTGATGTTAAATCTGATCTGTTTAACCAATTAGCAATTGATGTTTTTAAAGCTGAATATGTATTTAATGCCATTATATTTTACCTTCTGCAGTTCTAAAATATCTAAACTCACTTGAGTTTAATTTCTTTTTTAAGATTTTTTTTTGTATATCTTTTGGTAATCCAAACCAGTTATTAGTACCATTATATTCTTTTGCCCAAACTTGCAAAGCAATAGTTGGAATACTTGCTACTCTTTTCATATCCCTAGATTTACTATACCCATCATTTAAGTTTAATAATCTTTTATTGTGTTGCAAGTGAGGTTTAATATTGACTTCTTCTTTGGTTACAATCTTACCTTCCATGTCATCTTTCATGTAGGTAGTTTTTTTTAAACCATCTATTTCAATATCTTTTTTCATCTTCCTTGACCTTTATATCTTTTTTGTTTCTTCTGTCGTTTCTCATTTTTATTCTGAGATTTTTTATGTTTGCCAGGTCTTTTCTTTGGTTTAGCTCTTGGAACAAAATGAGTAAATTTTTGTTTCGCCATTACTAGCTAGACATTTCAGTAACTGAAACATTAGCAGTACCAATAGCAGCCATTTTCTCACCAGGTGAAACTTTAAAAAGTTCAGGTTGGTCAGCAGGTAAAAATATATCATTAGCAGTTGCAGTTGGTGTACCAGCAAAAACAATATGAACATCAGCATCAGTAGCAACTCTTACATATTCAGTTTGTGAACCAAATGCAGTTCCAGTTGCAACAGATGAACCTGATGGTGAAACTTTTTGTGTTGTTCCAGGTCTTAAAGCATAATTCATAGCCATTGTATTCTCCTTAAATTAGTGAGGGGGGAAGTACCGGCTAGGCAAGATCCCCCCAATTAATATTATCTTCTAATTACAAAAGTAACAAGAAGTTTTGCAGTTCCAGTTGAACCACCATCTGTAATCATTTCGATAGTTCCACCTTCGTCAACATTATTAGCAGCACTTGGCTCAGATGAATCTACATCACCTGCAGCTGAACCATCATACTCTACAGTAATAGCAGAGTTAGTCATAGCAGTACCACCTACTTCAAAAGTAATAGCTGCGTCATCACCTGAAATAGCACCTTGTAAAGCAGTTAAAATTTTAACTACTTTTCCACCATCAGGGATAGCAACAAAAGTTGATGAAGCTGTAGAAATATCTTCAATCTCAGCAGTTATAAAATAATCGTTTAATGTTCTCATTTTTAGTCCTTTTTATTTGCTTCGTTCCGCCATTGAATGACTTCAAAGACCAAACAAAATTGTTGTTGATTAAATATGATGGGGGATTTCTCCCCCACCACAAATTAATTATTATGATGTTGTTAGATCGTAAACAGCACCACTTGCTTTTTCATTTCTTGACTCAAGAGTGTACTCAGCTACCATAAATCTCTGATCTGCGTCTGCAGTCTGAGCTGGAGTTTGTAGAGCAAAATCTCTTAAGAAAGCAACACCCCAGTAGTCCATCTCTAATACAAGAGCATCTTGACCTACTTTAGCAGCAGTTGCGTTAGCACCTCTGATGAATCTGTTTGGAGCAACTTGTAATGTTCCAAAGTCTGATTCATATACATCGATAGAAGTAACTAATCTTCTGTCTTCTGCTTGGTCAAATCTAGTTGAACCACCAGTAAAGCCAGATAGTTTTTGTTTATTGAAAGCACCAACCATAATCATGTTTGGATTTCCACCTTCATTGTAACATTTTCTCAATACTTCTTTTAACTGATCTTCAGTAAAAGCTCTTTGAGTACCATCTGTTCTAGCAGCACCATTACCTGCACCTGAACCACCTGCACCAGCAGATACATTGGTTTCGATCCAAGTTTGGCAACCACCTAGTTCTCTAGCAGTTGAAGCATCACCAGCAACTTTAGCATTGTTAGATAAAAGAGCAGTTTCCATATCTCTTTTTAACTCTTTCGCAGCTTTTGCTACTTGGTAAGCTAACTCATTATTTCTACCAGCAGATGTTACAGCATCATTAGTACCTGATACTTGAACAGCTTTAGTAGAGATTTGAGTAAAGTTACTTTCTTTTGTTGTAGCACTTTGAGTTCCATAAGAAATCGCAGCACCTTCAACAGCAGCATTTGCAGCTACATCAGCTAAAGCATCTGTTTGCCACTCATGTGTTGTGTTTGTTGCTTTTGTTTTAGCAATCCCAGACATAAAAGGTGTTTCAGTTGGAGATATTGAATAAATAATATCTGCCAAATCTT